TGTTTTTTTTTTTTTTAACGATACCATCAACAATGGTGTCAACTCTTTCTTTGTTCACACTCATCATTTCTTGTTCAGTATCTGTTTCAGTTAACTGTTCAGTATCTGTCTGCGTAATCGTGTCGCTAGTTTGGTCGGTTTCCGTTTCCGTTTCTTTGTCACTCTCTTGGGTAACGCTTGACTCAACGTCTCCTTCTCCCACTTGCTGCAGTCCCACTTCGGCTTGCGCCCCTGCTTCTTGGCTTCCTGCATCATCTGGTAACACTTGCTTCTCTGTGCTTGGCTTTTGAATGGCATCTTGTTTTATTTTTATAAGTTCATCTGATTTTTTTATTTTCTGTTGTTCAGTAGGAGATTCAATTCCTTCGGCTTTTAGAGCTTCTAAAACTTCTGCGTCTGTAACTGTAACTGCAGTTTCTCCTTCTTGCTCACCTTTCATAATTGCTTTAGCTTGCTCTTCATCTTTTTTGTAAAGAGCATCAATTTGTGCATCTATGTCGGCTATTCTTTGGTCAACTTTTTTCTTAGCAGGGCCTTCTAAACCTTCTCTTTCATTTAGTAGATTTTGTCTTTGCGTAAGAAGGCCATCGGCTTCTTCTAGATTTGATGAAACTAGTATAGTCCCCTTTGTTTTTAGTTCAGCACTTTGCGTATTATATATTTCAGTATACGCATTCATTGCTTGTTGCTTAGTCAAAGAACCCTCTTTAACTAATATATCTAAAGTCTCTTGTAAGTTATCTATATCTTTGGCTACAGTTCTAACTAAATCTGCTCTTTTGTTTCCTGACAATAGTTTTTTGCCACCCAAAGTAGATGTGGCTCCTATAGTCATTACGGCTGTTTCAATTGCATCGGCTTTTGAAACTCTTTGATTTAAAACTTCTTTTCCTATTGATTGATTTACTAAGTAATTTATTCCTCTTTCAGCAAACAAAACAGGAAGCTCTTCCACCCCTAGTTCTTTTAGATTCTCAACAGCTAGCTGCTTACCTTTATCTATTAGTTGTTTTTTTGTAAAGTCTTTTCCTTTGCTAACTGCTAAATTTTTAATTTGATCTTTTATGCCTTGAAAACCTACTAATAGTTTTTCATTACTTCCAGCTAATCCTGAAAATATTCCATCTAGAGTCGCTATAGCTTGACCTGCGTTTACCGCTATATCCATTGCTTCTTTTTCTCCCATTCCGCTAGCCATTAGCTGAGACTTCATGTCTTCAACATTGTCAGTTACAGAACTAGTAAATGAAGCTACACCCATTCCCACTTTTCCTGCAGTACCAGCTTTCATGTACTTATTAAGCCCCATGGCCTTATTTACTTTTCCGCCTGTTCTAATCAACGCATATAAGTTGGCTAATGTTCCAACTCCTCCTTGCAATACTGAACCTCCTGTCCATTGTATTTCTGTGTTGGGAACATCTTTTGAGCGGTCTTGAATTTCTTTTATATCAAAATCTGATATAATTCCTTCCATTCTTACATTTGTTCTGGTATCATATACGACTCCATTAGAATCAACCATGTACATGTCTCCTTTGTAATAAACAGGCTTACCTTCTATAAAAGCACTTCTTTGAACTGCTCCATAATCTAGCTCTAAGTGGTCTGCAGAATCTGTAAGCATATCACTCAAGCCAGCTAAAACACCTTTGTTGTCAAATCCTAAATTACTTAATCGTTGGTCAACAAATCCAGGTATTCCACCAAAGAAGTCCACAGCAAAACTAGCTACTGCGTTTCCTCCTGTTTTTATTAGTTCTGAAGTTCCTTGTCCGAACTCAGCAACACCCCCTCGTTTAGCAGCGTTGTACATATTTTTTCTTCTTTCTAGGTCAGCGTCTTCAGTTAGTTCTTTGTATTTAGGGAAAGAGTTAATGACATTTGTCATTTCACCAGCTGTTTTAATAAACTCTTCAGCTAACTCCTTTTCTAATTCTTTTAATTCTTTTATTTCTTCAGGATTAGTAGTCAATTTTAATCCAGATTGAACTTTATTTAGTTCCTCTGTAATTCTATTTAGTTTAGAGGCTTTGTATGATTGAAGTTTTTCGTAGTCTCTTTTTTCTATTTCAAACTGATCCCCTTCTTCACTTGTTAAAAGTTGCTTAAAAAACTTAAATGTTTTTGTTTCTTTTCTAGAATTCTTTTTATCCCATTTTCTGTAATCCTCTATGTCTATGTTATTCTTTTGAAGAATCTCATCTTTTATATTGTCTACATTTCCATAGTCTTCTTCTGTAAGTTCTACATCAAAATGTGTTTCAGGTTTGATAGGAGAATTTGCTGATTCATAAAGCTCTATAGCCTCTACTACTTTTGGGTCTAGCTCTGACGCTTTTTTCAAAACCCTTTGTCCATTTTCCATGACAAAGTATGATTTTTCTGCCTCAGGCATCATTGTGCCTTTGTTTGCTACCTCAATGTCAAACATTTGAATATCAGGAGCATCTCTTTGGGCTTCTATATATCCTACTGAATTTAATAATTCAACATTATTTCTTGCGTCAAATTTATTTTTCCAAGAGCCTTTTCCATATTCTATAGCTGACTTTTCGTCTGAGCCAAAGTTTATAACCTCGCCTCTTCTCTGTGCTTCTTCGTAAACAGAATTCCAATCTTGTTCTGCTTGCTCAGACATGTCCACAAAAGAACCATCTTCGTTTTGAAATACTGTAGGGAATGAGAACCAATTACCTTGACCATCGGTTTCTGTTCTCATTTTATGTGTAGAAACGCTGCCATCTTCGTTTTGTAAAGTTCCTTTTCTTGATGGTGCGTCAGGTATTGAAATCTCAACCTCCTCTTCTTGTTCTACAGGAGGTATTTCAAAGCTTGTTGTTGTTGAAGAAGAGTCCAAGGATGAAGGACTTGTTTCCGTTTCTGTAGTGGATTCCGTAACGACCTCTTCTGAAGTAGAATTTGAATTTTTTTTTTCACCGAATCCATATTGAGATTTGAATTCCTCAAAAGATTTTGTGTAGTCTCCTGCCTCACTTAATCCATCATAAAGCTTTTTTGATTTCTCAGCATCTCCATATTGCTGTACAAACTCATCAAATGATTTAGTGTAGTCACCTGCTTCAAAAAGCTTATTGTATAATTCTTCCATTTATTTTATTTTTAATCATACTTACCTTTACCTGACGTATAATCTTCATCTGAGTTTATGTTTGATAAGAACTCTGTAACCATAGCCTTTACTTTTTGAGCATCGCCATTAGATTCATCATCTATTTCTCTACTAATTGTAATTGTTTTTCCTTTATTGTTTACAGCTGTAATTGTCATAATCTCCTTATTTTTATCAAACCTAACTTTTGGGGATGATTGAAGTTTCTGACCACTATTAAGTAGTGCTTGAGTTAAATTTTCCTCAACTCCTGACGCTAAAACAGAGCCTGTAAAACCAGTCCAAGAATCCTTATCAGCAGTCTTTATTGCCTCTGTAAGACCGTCATTTAAAGTAACTTTCTTAGCGCCTGTTCCGCTTACAGTACTGTCTAAACTAAGGTTAGTATCTACAAAACTAATATTATCTCTTTCTGTGAAGTTAGTCTCATCGTATGTCTCATTAAACTTATAACCTTCATTCTTATAAGTATTAAAGGCGTCTTTTGTTTGCGTAGGGTTTTGCATTAATAAAGCTATAGTTTGTCTAGTTCTTCCCTCTAAATCTATAGGTTTGCCATCTACGTCAGTATGATATACAAACATTTCTTTTCTACCTGTTGGAGTTTGAACAGTATAAACCTCTGCCTTTCTTTTGTTGTCACCCTCACCAACCTCTTTAATACCTGTTTTACTTAATATCTGATTAAATCCTTTTTCTAAAGTATACAAACCACTTTGCTTCATTTCCTCAAGAGCGCTAGCTTGGTCTTTACCGCCTAGAGCAATCATTTTCGCATAATCAACTGTACCTATTAGGTTTTTCTTCTTATCATCATTATCTGTCTTTTCTGGTCTAAGCGGATCAAATTCAGTTCTCTTGGTTCCTTTGTCGGTAATGTCCTTTTTTAAGGAAGCATATATTGAGGTTCTAGCAATATTTTCAGCGGCCTGTCTATCGTCCTTAGAAAGCTCGGGAACAATTTGACCATTTGCTGATGTTACTAGTTTTATGTATTTACTTTTAGTACCTGTTTGCGTTTCACCTTTTGCGTCTACCCAAGAATATGTAACCTTTTCATTTCTTTGCGCATCCGTTAAATTTTCCCATTGAGCTATATTTAAGGGAATAGATTGTTCGCCTTGTAATCCATTATCAGACAAAATACTTACAATTCTATCAGGCGTAGCTGTTAAAGTAGCTGTTGCGTCATCTATTAAGACTTTCAATTGAGGATTAGCTCTTTGGTTGTCTTCTATAGTTCCAATCAAAAGACCCTGTTTACTCATTTTTTCAAACGTCTGTCCAAGTTGTGTATTTGGCCCTACAGCCTTTGCCACTTCTTTGTCTAGGTAAATTCTATCTGCTCTTTGATTTCGACCTCTGTCAAAACTCAGAACACTCATTTTGTCAAGGCCTTTGATGGGTATTGGATTACCCTCTGAGTCTTTAACCAAAACCCTAGTGCCTGTTAATTCATCAACTTCTGTTTTATAAAAAGTGACTTGCCCCATTCCATTTTCACCAAAGGTAACATTGGTGAATTCAGGGTTTCCCATTCGTGATTGAAGGTCTTGAAGAGCAGCTTCATACGCTCCTGATTGAGGGTCAACATACACCTCTGTTCCGTCTTCTTGTTTTATAAAACCACCTTTTGCTCTTCTTAATGTTTCTTCTCGTCTTGTTGCGTAATCATTAATTTGATTTGCTAGTATTTCAAAAGATTGTTTACCATTTTCTTGAAATATTAAATTATCTTCTGGCTTTACCATTCCTGCCTGAACTAACCCCATATTAGCATAAAGCCTATCCTTGTAATTAGCTAGCGCTTTTAATGCTAAATCTCTGTCTGTTTTGTCTGACGGAAGGTTTTCGTAAACTTCTTTTTCGGCCTCTCTATATTTTGTAGCGGTATCTGTCTTTAGTTTTAAACGCTCCGAATCTATATTGTCTTTCCACGTTTGTACGCCCTCGGCAAAATTATCTATACCTTCTAATAATTTCTTTTTAGTTCCTACACCTGTATTGCCTTGTTCTATTGAAAATTTTGCTGCTTCTAATGCATTACCCATAGTATTTTATTTTTATTGCTCTAATATAGATGATAAATCTCCAAAAGGATTTTCAAAGTTAGCTTTTAGTTGACCGAAAGAAAACATGTCTTCATTCTGCTGTTCTAATAATTTTTTGCCCTCAGGAGTGTTCGCATATGCTTGTAGTAAACTAGCCATATCAATCATTTGACCAGGTTCTCCTGCAGCGGTGGAAGTAGCAGTTGGCGTTGCAGTTTTACCTGCTAATCCTGCTCCAACAGCGCCTAATAAATCACTTACTCCTGTTGATATCCCCTTAGGCTTAAGAGTGGATACCGGAGTAGCATAAGGTCTTCCTGTTTCAATAACTTGTCTTAGATTTTTTCTAGATAAGCCATCTAAAGATTTCAATGCTTCTGCTCGGTCTGAAAATTCACCCGAAGCAACTAATGAATCTGCAGCCTTTCCCTGCATATTTTTGCCTCCACCTAAACCACCAAAAGCTCCTATACCAAATTGTAAAGCGCTTACTCCTGCTGATAAAAATGAATCTGTAGATTGTCCGCTTAAATCGTCTGCTTGTTGGTTTAAGGCATCCGCCTTAACTCCTGCTGCCGCTGCTCTATCATCCATGAGTGCCGCTATTTCTTCCGAAGACTTTTCATCTGCTGCAGCTCTAGCTAAATCTATATTTAGTTTTTGATCCGCAAACTTTTCAGCAGTTTTGTCTGTTTGCATATCTGTTGCAGCTTTAACCTTACCTGCTGTTGCGGCTACTCCCCTTTGGTCGCCTTCTTGAGCTGCCTCAATAATAGTAGCTCCTGTTACATTGTCTTGTTGTAGTTTTCTGTCGTAAATGTCTGTAGCTACTCTAACTTCATCTAAAAAGTTTTGTTCTAGTTTAGCTATAGATTCTTCTTCTAGCCTTTCTTTTTCAATTTCAAATCTTCCTGCTTGTCTTGCTGCTGTTTTCGCAGCGTCTCCTGCAAAAATACCTTTTGCCACATTGCTACCTACTGCTACTGTTGCTGCTGCTATTGTTGTAAATGCTGCCATATTATAATAATTTCATCATTTCTGCGTTATAAGTATCTGCCTTTATGTATCCGTTATCTTCGTAGATTTTTATTAAAGAATCGTGCTTTAATAATGCATATCCATATTTACAGCCGCTTAACTTTAATGTATAGCTTAACATGCTAACTAAAAAAGACAACGCTTTTTTTCTTTTTTTTCTATCTTTATACTCAATGTTTGACACAATCCAATCGCACCAACCAACTTTTGAGTTCGTAACATACATGTATCCTGCACATACAGGAATATCTTCATCATAAACTATAAATCCACCTTTTCCGTCATCTGGAAGAAAATCTTTTGGAGGTGGTGTCCATCTCCAATCTTTCCACCATTTAACTAGAATGTCTTTATAATCATTCTCTTTTAATTCTTTTATAGTAAATTCCATTTACGCAAAGATACAAATTCTAAGGAAAACTTTTGAAGACGTCAGAATCTACAGTAAAAAGCTCTACTGCAGATGTATTGTTGTTTGTAAGTGTAAATTGCATAAAATAACCTGTAGCTCCGTAGGATTCTGCAACGCTATTTTTGGTAGTAAATATTAAAGAACCTGATGGTATAGGTGACCCTGCAGGCAAAAAGTCTGTAGCATCAATTGAAATACTTGTCCTACTGCTGTTTATATTTGTTATAGGGCCAACTTTAGTTATCGTTGCGCCAGCTTTAAAATAAACTAAATCTCCATAATTAATAATATTACTTATAGATACAGAAAAATCTAAATCTATAGTCCCAGGAGATACGCCACTTGTAGAGGTAAAGCTTCCAATACCCTGTGTAGAACGCAAAGCAAAGTCTTCGCTTCCTGCAACTCTTCTAATAAAAGCAAACCAAGCCCCTTCTTTCTGCTCGAAATAAGACTCATCTATCAGTCCCGTACTTAAATCTGTTGCTATGCTGCAATCCCAAGAGTCATCACTTTCAAGCTCAATGGTTTTAAAAACCTTAACAGTTGTAGGTTCTTGATTAAAAACACCTGTAATTGTTGATGGATAATCAACTCCATAATACCTATTCCTTATGTTGTTTGTGTTATGTCTGTACAAATTGCCTCCGCTAAACGTATACAAATACTGATTCATTCCTAATATAAAATCAGGATGATAACTATAAAAAGATGGCCATCCTTTTACTGATTCGCTGAACGTTATAGTGTAGTCTTCTATTGGTTGTACTGACATGTGTTATATTTTATGTTGGGTCGCAAGATTGTATATTACTTACAACGCCATTTGTTACTGTAATTACTTGGTTATTATCCATTATATAGTTTTGATCCGTAACTCTATTTACGCCATCGTGGTCTGAAAATACAGGATTATTTAATATAGGGTAATTGTTTGTATCTCCCTGAAATCTACCAAAATATAGAGTTGTATCTGTTGCCTGACACGATATTGAACCAAATATACCCTTTGCTTGAAAGGCATTCCACCGACAAGTTCCACCCTGTATTGCCGCATGGCCCTAGCACTTGTATTGTTACATTCCCTGGTAATGCATTCGGTTTTGGCACTACTAATAAATTAAATTCATTCATTCCACCTCTTACATCGTCTCCTGTATTTATAGTTATGCTTTGAGGTGATGGAGTGCCGCCTAACCATCCTGTATTATCATAGCCATCAAAAAAGTTATAATTAGAGGTATTTGGAGCATTAGGAACACAATTATTCGTTGGGTTTCCTAATATTGTAAACGCATCTGCAACACCACTTGTTGACTGCCTGTTTCCGTCTGTAGGACTTGATAGTCTATTATAATAAACACCGTCATACAAAACCCTTATTCCGTCAGGAACACTCTGGGGATTGAAGTAAACGAGAATAGCACCTGTATCGTTGGAAGTGCTTCCAACAGATATGTCTAATTGATATAAGCCTGTTGCTCCAGCAGGAGGGTTTAACGTTCCTCCACAGGGTATACCGCATTCCTCACATGTAAATAACGGCCCTAAAACTCCATTGAGTTGAGTCCTATACTGACTGTTGTATTGGTATATTCCATCAGACGCTTTTGTCGTTAAATTGACATCGTCATAAACTGCTGTTGCAGTAGCAAAATCTTGTGAGTCTATATATTTATTTTCTATACTTGGCATAATTTAATTTTTAAACAGGGTCTGTTGGTTCGTCACATTCGCAGCAGGCATCACTAGGACTAGTTGCATCGTAACAAAATTCTAGTAATGTAGGCTCTCTTAAATCCCAAACCAAATACATATAGTCAGCTTGTGAACTATAAGTAAAGCTCGCTTCATATTCTGGAGCAGAACCTGTTATTGGGGTTGCTGTATTCAATAAAGGCAGTAACGTGTTGAGGTCTGCTTCGTCATAATTTACATTGCTAACTAAATATTTAAACTTATCAGACGCAGGGTCAAATACAAATGTTTGCCCTGGGTTTTGTCTGTTTTTCATAATTACGGTTGCGCCTACAGAAGGTATTGAACCGAAAGAAGAAGGCCCCGTGCTTTCGTTAAACAACGAAACTCCATCTTGTTCTAGTGTTAAAATATTTGTACTATAAGGGCTTAGTTGATTTCCTAGACTCCATCTGTATCTACATGTGGTAGTAAGGTTTACATCTCCTGCAAAATTTATAACTATTTCTTTTACAGTAAGTTCTGGAGCAGAAGGGCATTTAAACTCTATTTGGAATGTAGCCTCTCCGTTTATAGGTGTAATTGTTACATAAGCTTCAGTTGGGGTATTTGCTGTTTTGTTAAAAGAAACAGTACCGCTTCCTGTCACCGTGCTGTTTACAACTAAATTATTATTCCAAACGACTTGAATGTTTACATTACCCGTAACGTCATAATCTATATCTGCTTGACCTATAATTGTTGAGTAGTCAACTGTAATTTCTTTTTTAACAGGAGTTAGGTTCATGTTTAAAACATAACCACATTGTCTTACCTCAGAAGGCTGAGGCAGTTTTTGAGAGTTTGAACTTAGAACAAACTCATTCATATACGGATCAAACCCTCCTAATTTTTGAGTCTCAAAAGAATCTCTGAACAGGTCTCTAAACCAAGACCTCATTCCTGCTTCAGATATAACGCTTAATCTGTCTGCTTTTGCAGAACCCCCTTTTAATTGTATAACGGAACTTCGCTTGGCATCTGTAAAAAATACATCATATCCATATGAAGCAAAACTCTCAGGATTGTTGCTTATTCCGAACTCTTCTATTCTAGCAAGCTGCGTGCCTAATACCTCAGGAACAGATGTTATTGCACCTCCTGCTGCGGCATCTGAAAGTAAGTTTTTTCCTACTAAAACATATGATATTTTGTCTTCTTGAAGTGCAAGTATATCAGTTTCTCTAGCATGAAGTTTTCTAACAGGCCCATATGCTCTTTCTAATGTCTTGAAGTTTGTAAGACCTAAGTTAAATTGATTTAACTTATTTAGATTTGTTTCTTGATTAAATACTCCACTATAAGTAATGTCTGAAAATCTTTGAACTTCTTTGTACTCTTCCTCAGATACCGATGTTACCTTTTCTCCTAATTCAACCATTGGCTTTATTAGTCCATCTAAAACATGACTGCTCTCTACTCCGTTTCCAAATGTGTAGCAATTGAAAAAAGTTAAATCCACAATAGCGGGTAGAGATGCTGTTTGGTCTTGGTCTGCGTCAGAGGTTCCTGACATATGATATCCATTTACAATATCAAATGTTTGTTCGTTTTCATAATAAAGCTCATCATTTGTTTCTAGAGGTTCTGTTTCAAAAACACACAAAGATGCGGCTCTTTCAACATCTAGCTTTATTCTGTTATATGAGCCTCTTTTATTAGGGCTATCGCACTTTGGTGTTCCACTTTGATAAACTAAAAATAAATCATTAGTACCCCAAGCACCAGGTGTTCCGTTTGACTGAAAGCCAACATAACTTTGACCTTGTGTTGCAAGAAAAGTAGGAAACGGTTTTATATCATCGTACTGATTTTGAACGTTAATAGTGTCATCATCTCCTGTTGAAACTCCATTTGTTAAATTGATATTATCTCCTATAACCCAATCGTATAAACTGTCGTAATCTTGTGTTGATACAAATTTCTTTTTATATAAAAAATATCTACTACCACATGAACTTCCTCTGCCTCTTCTATTTGCTGCAATTTCTAAATTTATAATAGAACCTGCAGGTATATCAAAGGGTATTCTTTGCCCTGGATTGTCAACATCATCAATCGAACATGAAACCGCAGAAATTGGATAATTATCTCCATCATCATCAAATCTTTCTATTCTTGCATCGGGCGGTTTGTTAGCTGCAAAATTTGTAGCTTTCAATTTCATGTAAACGCCCGAAGGCTGTCCGCATGTTCCTGAAATTACATTCCCGTCATTATCCTTTTCGCATAAAAAATCTTTAGCTTCTGAGCCATATCCTAAAACTTTTGTAGAGGCACAATTTATAACAGGCCCATTTGTATCTACCTTTACATACAAAACTCCATTGTCTTTAACCTTGTCTGTATTGTCGCCTTGAAGAAGATAGTATATATCTCCTGTTTCTTCTTCTTGAAAGAAAATATTTGCATATATGGTTCTATATAGGCCTTTTGACTCCTTTATAACAAACTTATATTTTGTTGCCCAATATGGGGGATAGCTATTTAATTGAACCCTTATGTTGTTTTTAGTAATTGACCTGTCACATGGAACAAAAACTGTATTATCTGTATCAACCAAAGCTGTTGATGACCTTCCATATTCATCCATATAAACAATAGCTACCTCGTAATCTCTATTGCTATGTAAACTACCCTTTGAGCTATCTTGAGCATAAAGACCTTCTGCGTTCGTTGCAGTAAGATATTCATAAGCGATATTGCCTGTAGGCGTTGGGGGATTTACTGTTTGGTCGTATTCCTCAAATTCTAAAGCAGGTATAATAAAACTAATTTCATCACTACCCTGACTAGCCTCTATCCCAAATCCCTGAGGGCTATTGCTTAAACCAAAACCTATAAATTCCCATCCTGTTTTACTTTGTACGCCACAAACATAATTGTCTGTTAGACTAGAGCCAATTTCAGTTCCTCCATAAATTGCTAAACATTGATTATCTGGTAAAGGCACAAACTCGCTAACAGCCTCAATAAATTCAGGGCTTGTAGCCATTTGGTAAACACTAGAATAGTCTTGTTGTAATTGAAAAATCCAAGTATATGTAAATTCATTTTCTGGAGCGCTTCCATCATCATAATTTGGATCTCCACTATAATCTGAATGTCTATAGTTAAAAGCAACTCCAATTTGTGCGCCTTCAACTAAATCTAATCCTCCATAATCTATGGTTACTTTTGCAGCTGATATGCTTACAGAACCATCTATGGTGTAAGTAAAATTATTTAGTATTCCTATAATTTCGTCATTATCTAGTCTTTCGCTTATTAACTCTAAGTCATAATCTAAATAAATAGGTGCGCCATCTTCACTTTCTATATTATAGCCATCAAGATAATTTCCATACATCAACCTGTTTCCCATGATGGTTTGAGCTTGAGCAGTTCTTGGAACATTATCAAAAAGCCTTATAAGCTGCTCTTCTGGTAACGCTGTATATACTTTTTTATTAGTAAAAGTCAATGTCTGTTGCGTGTTATCTAACCAACCTTCATTTACTTTATTAAATCTTTCTATAACATTTACTGATGTGCTTGTGCTAAATTTAAAAACAACATATACATCCTTTACATTTCTGCCACCTGTATCAAAAGTTATGTTTACGGAATTGAATACATTTCGCATTCCCTCTTGGTTGTAGCTTCCGTAATCAAAATTATAAGGGCCTGCCGTAAATGCATATTGGCTAAATGGCGATAAAGCTGAATACTCTCCGTCCTCATACTGCCATCTATATGCAAAACTTAGTAAAAGCTCCTCCATGTAATTTTCACCACCACCTACTTCAAATTGTTGTATTGTAGGGGCGTTTAATGGTGGGGCAACTATTACGCCTATATCTTGCTCTGTAATTTGGTCAACAGTAGCTCCATCAGGCTGAAGATAAGTTCTTGTTGTGTTTATTTTTCTTGGAGGATTGAGATTGTCTGTAAAAAACAAAAGTTCTCCTATTAAGTTTATTCCATTAACTAAATAATCTTTATCAAAGTTTAGTATAGATGTTGATATAACATGATAAAACAACACAAAAGTTCTAGTGTTGTAAGAAACTATCATGTCTACTTTACCTGTAGAAGACAAGCCATTTGTCGGGTCATTAACAAACCAATATATTGTTTCATTGGCTCCGTCTTCATGCGCACCAATACATTTAGCATTTGCACTTAAAGGACTACCTAAAAACTCTAGCTGCACAATAAGTTCGTTACCCTTTGAATTTTCAACAGCACCTATTTCTGTGCCTTCTGTTGAACCTAATCTAACATTTAAAGCATCAACATATTCGCCATTAGGAACTAAGCGTTCATCAACGCTCTTGTTCATTCGTCCTTTTATAAAGTTCTTTTGAATCTTAGGCATACTACTTTATCCATTTGTTTTGTCCTCTTAGATTCATTAATAATCGTCCAGGATGTATATTACTTAATCTTAATTTTGCATTTCTTAAAAGGGCTGATTTTTCTTTTCTAGCCCTATTTATGATGTACTCTTGAACACCATATTTGCTTGATAAGATAACAAACTTCATATAAGCATATATAAACTCCTCAAAAAGTTTATTTACGCTAATTTCAGAGTCGTTTCCGTTTTCCATTCCATCAGACACATATTCCAAAACACATAACTCACCTGCCATATCAGAGCTAAAATTAATAACTCCTGACTTTTTGTTTATTTTAAATGTAGGGTTTTGATTTGCTGTTTCTGTGTTTAATCCATATCTACCTCCAATAGGGTATTCAAAATACCATAATCCATTATAAAAATAACCCTCTTGTCCGTTGTATGGACTTTCATTATTTAAGTAAATGCTTTTTTTACCACCTGTAATTCTTTGTAAATCAACAGTAGATGTAGATGGCTTCAAAATATTTCCATTATGGTCAAATAAAATTCTACAATTATTGTCTTGCAAATAAGCATCACTCCAATTTGTTTGAATGTTTTCTGTTAAAGGCATTAAAAGGCCATTTTTGTATAATGATATTCTTACCCAATTAACATAGTCATGTGGTAAAACATATCTCAATGTGTCACATACTTCTAACTCCAATACTTTTATTTCTTTCATTGAATCATAATTCAACTCTTGTATTGCTCTTTTAGCGTGAAATACTATATTGTATCTTTCAATATTGTTTATCAATTTGTCATTTCCAACATACATCAAAATAAAATTTCGCACAATGTCGTTCAAAGAAACATATTGATATGACCCCCAATTTTCATCTAACGTATTTGGGTTTCCTGTATTTTCGTAATACTGATATTCTGTTATATATGCCATAATTTATCCTTCTTGTTGTTCTGCTTCCTTTTCTTCGCCTTTTGCGAATTGCGCTAACTGTATTTCTCGTATAGACATTCCTGCATATTGCAGTATCTTATTAATTAAGTTTGTTTCATCTGATTCAGGTAATTCAAAATCCTGATAATCAGGAGCTGTTTCATCAAAACTAGGCTCGCCTCCTGTAATAACGTTAAAATACGTCCAATTAGGGTCTTTAGGATACCTAATGTATTGACTTATGATTGTACCCTCTGTTGTTAAGGTATTTGGATAAACAGTTATTGTATTTCCAAATGCTGTAGTTGTAGCTCCCCCTAAAACATATGCAGGAAATGTAGCATTAGGCTGAGTTAGATGTGATGAGTTTAAATAAAATATTTTATTTTGAGAAACCCTCTCTACCTCTGTTATTCCTGATGTGCTTACAATTGCATATCCTTGATTAGTAACATCAAGAACACTAGATGATAATTCTAATTGTTGAGCATTAGTTACGCTTACAACAAAAGCACTAGCCCCTGTAGTTGGAATAGTTGGGTCAATAGGGTTAGCTATATTTGTAACCAACATCCCTGGTTGAACGCCTGAATTTATAAAGTTTGCGTTTTGATCGATTATTCTATTCGGAGATAGAGACGATACTATTGTTCCTGTGCCACTTGCTATGAAGTTTGGATAATAATTTATCTTATTGATAAGGTAGTAATCCTCAGGAAGTTGATAATTAGTTAGTCCACTATTTAATAAGGCCCTTGTAGATGAAAAACTATCTACTACTTCTTCTATTCCTTTTAATATATCTGCATAACCTGAACCTGACACTCTCGCATTTTGTTTTACTGTTTGAGAGTTATATTGATAAAAATAATCTTCAAAAATATCTAACTGAGCCTGCTTTGCATATAAGTTAAAATCAGCAGGTGTTATATAACCAAAATTGTTTTTATTTGCGATGGAAAGGACGGTAGCTCTTACTGTATTTATCATGCCTAATTAATCTTTTTACAAAGATACAAAAAAAGGGGCTTCAAATTTTTGAAACCCCCTCTTGCTTGGTTAGTGGCCTATATGCTATAGTTTATCCTCTAATATTCTCAAAACCTCTAATCCTTCATCGCTCTGAAGAAAAGAAGCTAATATAAATAATGGGTCTTCTCCATAAGGAACTGTAAGCAATTTGCTTTTGTTTCCTTTAATATTATAATAGACGTCTTTTTTATTTTTAAGAATTAATAATCCTTCAGTAAAAAACTTAGCACACTTGTTTTGTAGTGCTAATAATGGGTCATTTAAAGACTCCATAAATTCATCTGGATATCTTCCTGCAAATAATCTAACATCTCTTTTTAATTCTGCCGTAGTTAAGTTGTCAACTCGTAATCCTATTACAACTCTAGCAACTGTTTCAAGCATTTCAATGTCTAAATCTTTTGCCATTAATTGAGCTTCTAAAGCTAAATCTAATTGATCAACATCTACAGAGGCATCTTTTTCTCTATCTACTTCAACAAAAGATTTCCCGTTTTGAGGATGAAGGGCTAAGAATTTTTGTAATACTTGATTTTCTTTTGGAACTCTTAAAAACCCGTCTTCAAAAATAATAGGCTCTAAAATAGCTGTTCCGTCTTGTTCGTCTTCGAATATACTTTTTTGATTTCTAGCGTACCTCATAGAACGATTTGTTCCTGTTTCTTCCTGTTTCCTCATCAAAGTAAAGGAGGCTGCTTCTTTTAGTATTTCTTGAAGGAATTGTATAGCTCAATGGAGCTTTTTCTTTGGTAAGTTTGTAGCTTTTATCTACAAAAGATTTTTTATTTTTTTTCATTTGATTTTAATTTTATTTAATAAAAAAAGGGGATGGGGTTAACCACCCCCTTTGTTATAATTATCTATATCTTATTTAAAGATAAAGAAGTTGTTAGCACCTAAAGTACATAAAGCTCTTTCAGATAAGAAATTCACTTCCATAGCATCTAAGCTAGAAGTTGAAGCTCCACCTGCTGAACCTGTAATCCAAGTCTTGTAGCGTCTGTCTTCAGTTTCTGAAGCTCTGTAACGTACATGCAAGAATGGTCTCTTAGCGTTTTTACCTAACACTTGGTCGTAAACTGTTGTAGAACCTGCAGGTACTAATACCCCATTAATAGCTCCACCTACAATATCACCACGCATTGTTGGGTCGTTAAGATATTTCCAGTCTGTTTTGTAGAAATCGTATCCTCTACGGAATCCTGAGAATCCTAAGTTTAGAGCCATTTCCTCGTCATTGTCAAAAAGACCATATGAAGTACCACCTGGATTTCCATATGAATTTTGAGCAGCTAACATGTCGTCAATGTCAAATCCAAACTCACGATTTAAGAAAATTACGTTTTCTTCAATAGAACCTTGCTTGTCAAGTCTTTGAATGATTGCATCGAAATCTGCAAGAGTTGTTGGGTTACCACCACT